CTCCAGAAATCAAGTTCGGAAACATGATTTTTGGCCTGAAACTCAGGCTTTGTCTGCCGTGCACATTGACTCACCCCCCAAATCCCGGACAGCAGTGGACCTTCGTCGGGGTGACGAGGAATGAAAAGGCTGGGACGCGCCGCGCCGGGCCGGCCTTTCGGGGCGGGACTTATGGTTTTTTCGACAGGGCCAGCTCACATGACATCGATCCTGCTTACCGGCCCGGCGGTCGAGCCGGTCACGCTTGCCGAGGCCAAGGCGCATCTGCGCGTCGACTCCGCCAATGAGGACGGGCTGATCCAGAGCCTCATCACCTCGGCGCGGCTTCATTCCGAAACCCTGACGGGTCTCGCCATGATCACCCAGTCCTGGCGCATGGTGCTCGACGGCTGGCCGAACCGCAACGTGTTGGCCATACCGCTGGTGCCGCTGCAACAGGTGATCGAGGTGCGCGTCTATGAGGACGAGGACGTGCTCGTCGCCATCGCGCCGACCGAGTATCTGGTCGAGACCATCGGCAAGCCGGCGCGGCTCGCCATGCGCGGCCGCCAGAGCTGGCCGAAGCCGGGCCGGCCGATCGGCGGCATCGAGATCGACGTCACCATCGGCTATGGCGATACCGCCGCCGACGTGCCCGACACGCTGCGCCAGGCGATCCTGCAGATCGTCGGCCATTGGTTCGCGCACCGCGAGGCGGTCGGCATCGGCGTCGGCGCGGTGCACGTGCCGGCGACGGTCGACGCGCTGATTGCGCCTTTTCGCCCGGCGCGGCTGTGATGGGCGCGGAGAATTTCGCGGCCGGGGCGCTCAATAGCCGCGTCATTCTGGAGGCGCCGCAGGCGACCCCGGACGGGGCCGGCGGCCAGGCGATCGCCTGGGTCGCGGTGGCGACGCTGTGGGCCGAGTTGCGGCCCGCGGGCGGTGGCGAGACGTTCGCCTTCGAGCGGGCCGAGCCGACGGTCGGATGGCGCGTGCGCATCCGCTTTCGCGACGACGTTGCGCCGAACATGCGCTTTGCCATCGGCCCGCGAGTGCTGGAGATCCGCGCCGCCTTCGACCCGGACGGACGCCGGGCCTTTCTCGAATGCCTCGCCGAGGAGCGCGGGCAATGAAGCTTTCCGCCGAGGCGAAGGGGCTGGATCGGCTCGAAAAGAGGCTTTCCGAGCGCGCCCTGGGGGCGGCGCCCGAGGCGGCTCTGCGCGCCGCGGCGGACGAGCTGCGGGCTGAGGCCATCGAGAGATTCGCCGAGGCCAGCGGGATGACGCGGGCCGAAGCGGCGCGCCTCGTCCGCGTCGAGCCCGCGGCGGACGGCGCCGGCTACAGCATCGTCGCCGACGCGCCGGAGGCCTGGGACCTGGAATTCGGCAGCCGCGCCCGCACGGCCGCCGCGGCCTGGTTCACACGGGCGCTGACGGCGGCGCTGCCGGCCATGAAGCGGGCGATCGGCGCAGGTCGAATTCCGCGAGGTGAATCGAAATGAGCGCGACCTGGGATCTGCAGAAGGGCATTTACGAGGCGCTTGCCGGCGATGCGACGCTGACCGGTCTGCTCGGCGGCGCCAATATCTTCGACCGGGTGCCGCACGATGCCCGCTTTCCCTACGTCACGCTTGGCCAGACCGCCGACCGCGACTGGAGCACCGGCACCGAAGAGGGCCGCGAGCACATTTTGACGTTCCACGTCTTTTCGCGCGCCGGCGGCAGCAAGGAGACGCAGGCGGTCATCGCCGCGATCGACGATGCGCTGAAGGCCGCGCCCATCGCCTTGCCGGGCCACGCGCTCGTCAATCTGCGCTTCGAGTTCTCCGACGCCCGACGCGACCCGGACGGCGAGACCATGCACGGGATTTTGCGGTATAGGGCCGTGACGGAGTAGACGGGCAGCTCGTTGTGGCTCAGGAACCCTCGAAATTCGTCCTTTTGCATTGCAGCAATCAGGCCCATTCATATATTGTGATCGGCAGCGAACAGAATGGCTGCGATCAACTACGTTCCGAGACGCAGAGATGAGCATCAAATCGAATACGTTCGGTAGCGTGACGCTCACGAAGCGGGACGCAAAAAAATTCACAAATCAAGTGCGCTATGGAAAGCCGAAGACGGCGGCTGCCACGAGCGTTAAGCGTGGACTTGAACTTTCGCGCGCGTTCCGGAAAAGTGGAAAAGTAGAAATCACTTTACGGAACGAAAAGAAGCGCTAGTTGAACCCATCCGACCAACGGTTCGAGCTTCGTTCGATCAGGTCTAATGACAGCTTCCGTGGACTGTCATTGGGCAGCGCAGAATTCGCGCCATTGAAGCTTTTTCTCCAGCGGCATGCAAAGAGATACGATGCGCAAAATCTTGCGCGGACCTATGGGATGTTTCCGAGCGAGGGACCGCCCAGAGCCGTTGGATATGTGACGCTGGTGTGCGGGGAAGTGGTCGCACAGGATGACCGGCCGTTGGTAGAGCCGGAGGTTGAATACCGGTACCCCAGCTACCCTGCGGTGAAAATAGCCCGATTGGCAGTTGACCGACGCTATCAGGGGCGGGGGCTTGGACGGCAATTGGTGGAATTCTCTCTCGGATTGATGAAGGATTTGATTTGTCCGACCGTTGGATGCCGGTTTGCTGTTGTCGATTCAAAACAGGCTTCGGTCGATTTTTACGAGCGATGCGGTTTCACGATGCTCGATACCGAGGATAACCGCGAAAGAAGTCAGCCCGTGATGTTCATCGATCTGCACAAGATCGAAGTGTAGTCCGAGTTTCAAGCAGACGTGAGGCGCGCCCCTTTCGGGCGTCATTTTTGTTGCCCGCATGGCCCGCCGGCGCGGGCCGTTCAGCCTAAAAGGGAAGAGACATGACAGCCCAGAAGGGTAAGGACCTGCTGCTGAAGGTCGACAGCGACGGGCTCGGCGCCTTTATCACGGTGGCCGGCCTGCGCGCCCGCTCGCTCAGTTTCAACGCGCAAGCCGTCGACATCACGCACGCGGAATCCGCCGGCCAGTGGCGCGAGCTGCTGGAGGGCGCGGGCGTCCGGCGCGCCGGCGTCGCCGGCTCCGGCATCTTCAAGGACCAGGCCTCCGACGAGACCGTGCGCGCCTATTTCTTCGACGGCACGATCCGCGACTGGCAGATCGTCATCCCCGATTTCGGCACCGTCCAGGGGTCGTTCCAGGTGACGGCGCTGGAATTCTCCGGCCAGCACGACGGCGAGCTCGGCTTCGAGATGGCGCTCGAATCGGCCGGCGCGCTGACCTTCACCGCGATATGAGCGGCCACGTGACGGCCAATCCGCAGCGCGGCGAAATAACAGCCGAGCTCGACGGCAGGACCTACCGCCTCTGCCTGACGCTGGGCGCTCTGGCCGAGCTCGAGCAGCGCCTCGGCGCGCCCGACCTGTTGGCGCTTGCCGAGCGCTTCGAAAAGGGCCGCATAGCGGCAAGCGACGCGATTTGCGTCATCGGCGCCGGCCTGCGCGGCGGCGGCAACGATATTTCCGACGATCAGGTCGCCAAGATGTGCGCCGAGGCGGGCGCGACGGGCTTCGTTGCCATCGTCGCGCGGCTCTTGTCGGCGACCTTCGGCGGCGGGGAGGGGTCGCGAGAGGCGCCCGAAAACCCTCGCTAGGCCGGGACGCGCCCCCCGGCCGGCAACCGCTGATCCCCTGGGCCGAGGCGATGGCATTCGGCCTCGGCGTGCTGCGCCTCAGCCCGACCGATTTCTGGGCGATGTCGCCGCGCGAGATCGAGGCGGCCGCGCGCGGCCTTTCCGGCCCGCCTGTCCAATCGGCGCCCCGGCGCTCTGCCCTCGAGGCGCTGATGAAGCGGTTTCCAGACAGAAGCAAGGACGCTGAGCGATGACCACGCTTGACACGGTAACGGTCGACGTCAAGGCCAACACGCAACAGTTCCGCGCCGAGCTCGCCAACGCTCAGCGCCTGGCGCAGGGCTTTGGCCGAAGCATCACCAACGCGCTTGAAAGCGCGGTGCTGCATGGCGGCAAGCTCTCCGACATGCTGCGCTCCATCGCGCAGGACCTGTCGGGCATCGCGCTCAACGCGGCGCTCAATCCGCTAAAGACCCTGATCGCCAATACCATCAATTCGGGCATTTCGAGCGTGCTCGGCGCGGCTGCCGGGCTTGGCGGCCTGTCGCTTCTGCCCTTCGCCAAGGGCGGTGTGGTGGCCGGACCGACGCTGTTCCCGTTGGGCCGCGGCGGCCTGGGGCTTGCCGGCGAAAGCGGCGCGGAGGCGATTCTGCCGCTCGCCCGCGGCAGCGACGGGCGCCTCGGCGTGCGGCTGAACGCGGACCGGCCGGCGGTGCATGTCACCTTCAACGTCACGACGCCGGATGCGGCGAGCTTCCGCCGCTCGGAGACCCAGATCAGCGCCATGATGGCGCGCGTGCTGGCGCGCGGCGAGCGCAACCTGTAGCGGAATGGCGGGACCGTGGGCGCCACTCACCTTCATCGACGATGCCAAGACCCGGCGGGGCGTTGCGATTCACCTCTCCCATTGGGAGAGGTCGCCGAGCGATCAAAAAGATCGCAAGGCGGGTGAGGGGTTACAAACTATCAGTGTCACGCCGGCTTCCGACCCCTCTCATCCGGATCTCGCTCACCGCTCGATCCGACCTCTCCCCACCGGGGAGAGGTGTTTAGGTCATCCCAAGTCACCAGGTTT